ACAAAATACTTTATAAATCCAAATGTTTTGTGAAGAACTTCACTAATAGATACACCACACCCCTAGGCGTTTGACTATTTCAGTTGGAATTTTACCGCTGGCAGTGCTGTCTTTTGGACTACCTAAGGACACTAAAACTGATGTTAATTCATCACACCTACCTCTGTGTAATGTGCCCTAACCGTTGGCTATATCCGCCTTTTTAGAAGCTATTGGAGAAAACTCTAACCTTTATTTAAGGTCTACAATCCAACGTCTGACCCCATAACTACCTCTCGGCCCTCTGGGGTGATACACGTATTGTGTGCTTCTGAATGCAAAACTACTAAAAAATTTTTAACTACCAAAATCTTTGAGAGCGTAGGGGTATTATGAAACACACCCCACCTTAAGTAGAGTATTAACAGTACCCCCGGGTGCGCAAAACTATTGATATGCAAGAGAATATTGCAGGTGTAGTAGTAGGTTCGGTAGCTCGTACCTATGAAGGCAACACATACTACAGAGCTACAGCAAAGACAGCAGAAGGACTGATTTCCTTTAAAATGGCAGAGCGTCCTGATTCAGGACAAAATGTATTGCTAGACATTTACAAGAAAGGTACCAAGCTACCATTTGGAGATGGTTCTATTCTTGAGAAAGATTTAGCAATATGTAAGTTAGATAACTTCGATATAGAGGTTGTTAAGACAGCAGACGCGTTGCTAAAAGAGCTAGAGGGTATTACTTTGTAATACTCTTTATCTATCAACACAACATTAGTGTGTGAATGCGTCAACTAGACTGTATTCACCACTTTTGTCTATCTTTTACCAATCAATAGATTTATTCCTATTACATTATATATCATTATGGCTATTAAATAGATATACTGATGAGTCTTCAATAGACGAAACACCTTAAGGTGTCTATATCAACCAATGTTATATGTTATGACTTATTACACTTACGGCAGACTAAAGTTCTGCTATCAATTGTTAGCCTTCGGTGCAGGTATTGCATCTATAATACTTGCAATAATCGCTATTGTTAATACTGAAATTCTGTACGGCTGTGCAACAGCTGTTACAGTAATCTTAACTGCATTGTTCGTCAAAAGATCTGAGATGTATCAGACAAAGATGGACAACTGGAGTTACAAACACTATTTAGACAATGAATAGTAATTATACCCTCAAGGACTTAGCAGTACTGATCGTACTCTTTGTCCTTGCGGTGTGGTTAACATCATGTTCCTCACCGAAAACATTGACAGGAAACGGATACGTAAAGTCACATTGTAAAATGAAACGATGAAGTATCTAGTTATATTTATTTGTATCATAGCTCTAGGTAGCTGTGGTACAACATATAATCTTGAGCGTGCTAAGCTAGATTATCAACTAGACCAGTTATGGTCAGAATACAACTATAAAGCAGACAGTTTAATTATTCAACATAGAATTAATCATGACAAAAGATGACTTACTAGAAGTTGCAGCAGTTGTTACTGCTAAGAACATAGCTCTTGAAGAAAAGATAGAGGAAATGGAGGAGAGTCATGCATTCCAATTAAAAAATCTACAAGAAAGGATTGAACTCTACAAACGTATATTAAAAAGATATGAAGAGAATGATGAAGAAGATGAATAAAGATAAAGAGTATGCATCTGACTTTCACAGGTCAATAGAGTACAAAGAGATTATAGGTAAATGGTTATTAGAAACAAGGGGTTGGGAAAGTCATTTCTCTTCCCCTTTCTATTCTCCTTTTGGAGATCTATTAATCAGAATGGACAAACAACACTTGATAGAAACGGTCTATCATTGTATAAACACAATTAAAGTATTAGAAAAGAAAGTAAAAGATGGAAAATCAACTAAAGGACTTCGTAAACAGAATGAAAAGCGCAGAACAAATGGAAAAGCATCACAAGACGCTTGATGTTGCATTTAAGTATCATCACAAATATGGTGAAGGAGACGGCTTAAAAATTGATTTTGAAATGATAACTTTGAGTAAAATGACAGCTAACTTCTTTAAGTTTGACGATCTTCAGTGGACATTAGTCTATTCAGATAAGAAAAATGGAATAGGACTTGATCGTTTTGCAAGAGCAACTGTTAACTTTACTAATGGATATTATATATCTATTATAAATGGCATGTATTCACAAGGTGATGTAGATGAGTATGAACTTGCTATCTTAAATAGGGATGGTATATGTTATGATACACCACTAGCTGATGATGTTGTAGGCTTTCTTACTAAGGAAGGTATAGAACAGCTTGTACGTGATGTATCTGAATTACCTGATTGCGGGACAAGAATGAAACAAAACCCTGATGTATAACATTGTTTTCAGAGGAGTTAAACAGGGTCTCCTTGACA